TGACCGGCACCGTGGTGACGCCGGGGACCATCAGCAGGTTCAGGGCGTCGATCTCGTCAAAGCCATAGAGGCCGGTATGCTGCGAGGGATCGCCGATGAAGTCGGCATCGGCCAGATCGGTCAGCCCGTTGTCGCCGCCGCCGAGCGTGAACACGCCCAATCCCGGACGGCCGCCGGGCGTTCCCGACGCGGCTGCCAGATCCTGGACCAGAATGAAATCCGAACGGTCGTTGATCGCCAGCTCCACATGGTTGGGCAGCATCTCGTCCATGCTCAGATCCTTGAACACCTCGACCACATCGCCTTTGTGCCGGACCACCAGGTTGAAATGGTTGGCCGGATCGAGGGAGCCGTCCTCGATGGAGACGGAGAGCCGGTCGCCCCAGACGCCTTCGTTCACGGCCTCGATCCGCAGGGCGTCGGCAGGCGTCGTCTCCCGGTTCTGCAGAACGATGGAAGACTTGACCGCCGTCAGTGTGTCTCGGTCGGTGGGGTCGGTGAGATGGGCGATACGGTTGACGTAAAGCACCGAGCCGCCGTTGTCGAAAAATGCCCGGGCCGCATAGGCCAGATAGCTTTCATTGATATAGGAGCCGAAACGGTTGATGAACTGCTCCCAGCTCGTCACCAGCACGGGCTTGTTGATGGGGCCTTTCTCGGCCACACCGACCATAGCGGCCGACGAGGTAGAGATCTGCTTCACATAGAAACTGAAGTCCGTTTCCCGGGTGTAAATCCCGGGCGATAGATAGGTCGGCATGGTTATTTCCTCCGCTTGCTGGTGGTCTTGGCCTCATCGGTTCCGGCGTCCTCGGTCGCCGTGAGCGTTTCCGGCTCCAGGGTTGCGCCGCCGGTCAGGTCGGTGAGACGCACCAGGCCGCGTTTTCCGGCTGTCCGGATCTCGGCGGAGAGGTCCTTGCGGGCGATGCTCTTGCGCTCTCGCGGTCCGAGGTGGACGGTTCCCTGGCCAGAGAGGTTGAACGTCAGGGGTTGAAACTGCAGATTTCTGATTTCGATCACGGTTGTTCTCCTTTACGGTTGAATGGTTCGTTGTTCTGTCACGTCGCCGTGAAACTGGAAGGTCCGATCCCGGATCAGCTGACCGTCTCGCAGGTCGCCGTCGTACACCGGGCAGGATTCGATGCGGATGCGTCCGGAGCTCTGCCGGAGGTTGGAGAGATTTACCCGGGCCAGGCCGCCCAGAGGAACCAATTCCGTGAGGTTCAGGCTGCCCTGGTCGGCGATGACGATCACCGGATGGAGTTGGATAAACCGCGACACCGACTCGTGAAACTCCAGCAGCTCAGACTCCCGGCCCACGGTCACCACCAGATCGAAATCGAGGTGATAGAGCCGGGGAAATCGACACTCCTCGAAACTCAGCTCCGCGACATTCTTCTCGAACAGGCGGCTCTGGCTGCGGCGGAAACGGTCTTCCGTCAGCTTCGGCCCCTGGAGGATGACGCTGGGGGTGCGCTGGACCTCGAACAGGTCATCCGGGAACACCAGCACGGTGTCCGGGTAGATGACCTGCTTGGCCAGGCGGATCAGTGTTTCTGTGACGGTCTGTATCGTGCTCAAGGGACGCCTCCGTTTTCTGCCTGGTTACTTACCGGAAGCGCTGGGAATGTGTCGGAGGCTCAAAGCGCGGAGCGGATCGCCTCACGATAGTTCTGGAGGATCTGCTCGCGGTACTTCTCCATCACCGGATGCAAAAAGGGTCTGGCGGGGATGATGATGGTCGCGCCGTTCGGATGTTTGATGGTGGCCCCGTACTCCATGACGGCACCGATGTTCACCATGTCTTCCCCGTCCTTGTTGACGGTGCCGCGCAGCAGGCCGACGAACGCCTTGTCGGCCATGATCTTCTGGGTGATGGCGTTGACGAGAAAGCCGGTGTCGATGAGCGCCTTGCTGGAGCCTTTGCGCTCGATGGTGCTTTCGGCGAGTTTCACGAAAGCCTGTCCTCCCGGGGCCTGGGAGCGAATCCCCCGCTGGATCTCACGCACCAGAAAAAGGGCGTTGCGGATCGTGGCTTGACGCAGAGCCGTGGCCAGGCGCGGCCCCATGCCGGTGGTCAGCTTGGTGCGGGCCTTGTCCCAATCACCGGTCCGCCTAACGCCCATTGAGCTTCACCAGTTGCAGGTTCTTGTGAGTGACGGTCCCGAAGAAGTGTTCTTCTTCCACGCTCTGTATGCGATAGGTTTCCCTGTCTGCGGCCAGGCGGTCTTCACCATGAACGTCGGCATCCGGAAGGACACAGGCGAGCGCGTCGATCTTGTCGCTCAGCTCCTCCGGCGGGGTTTCGTTCAGTTCGAGGGGGATGACAGAGACTTCCGCGTAATCGGCATCGTCGGTGCCGTAGAGCCGTTCGCCGGGAACCACGCGCAGGACGCGTGCGGTCTGGCCCGAGGAGAGGATCAGCCGGGCGACGTCGGCCACGGCTTCTGAGCGTTCCCGGTCATTCAACAACATCGAGGTCGATCCCTTGTTCGTAGATGACCGGCGCAAGGCCGCTCGGAGTCAGGATGTAGGCTTCCTGGTCGAGCTGGGTGGCCGGGCGCAACTCGGTGAGCCGCTGGCGGTAGTCCGCGAGCAGATCGGCTTCGAGCTTGGCCCAATGGCCAGGCTGGCCGGTTTTGTCCACCCGCTTGTCACCGCTGGAAAAAGAAAAGGCGTTGGCGGTGGCCGAGCGCATGACCTGGCAGGCGTGGATCTGCGCCATGATCACCAGGAGCTCCCGAACCTCTCCGGAGGGATCGGGGATGATCTCTCCGGCCGTTACCGTCAGCGTTTGGTCAAGATCGCGGCCGACTCGAAAAACGGCCTTCCGGACGCATCTATCCAGAGTCAGGTTCTCGAAGAGAGATGCGCCCGGATCGGAAAGATCGAGCCGCAGGTCGGCGATCAGATCACTCAGCAGCACCTTGCATGCCCTCCAGACGGCTCTTGAGCGCGTCGATCACCGTGCGGCGTTTTTCGGTTTCCATGTAGCCCTTGAGGGTCTCGGGATTGGCCTCCTCGTTGACCTTGGAGATGGCGTCTGTGGCGGAGAGCTTGCTCAGGTCCACCGGCTCCGCGTCCTGGTCGGGCTCGGGACTCACGACCGGTTCCTGCTTCGGTTTGTCTGCCATGGCCAGGCGTCCGTTTTTCAGGGCAGCCTGGATTTGTTTGGTAAAGTGTTCCACCTCGACGACCTGTCCGGGCTTCAGTTTCAGCCCGGCATCAGGAATGACCAAGATACCGGGCCGGATGTTTTTGATTCGATTCATAACGCATTACCTCCGGGATTATGGAACCAGTTTGATTTTGGCCATGACGTCGGGACGGGTAATGCCCTGGCCGATCTCGGACCACACCAGCCAACCGGTTTTAAAGCGGGTCTTCTGGTCGATGGACTCCGTCTTCAGGTTCTCGCGAACCGGCATCTTTCCGACCTCTTCATCCGGGACGATGATGATCTCGTCCAACGGCATGGAGGCGGTCAGCAGAATGCCGCCGGTGCCGTAGTTTTTGATGACACCCTTCTGACGCAGCTCGAGCTTGGTCTGGGGATCGAGATTCCAGCCGCGCATGTCGTTGAACCGGCGGCCGCGCATGACGATGTACTTCACCGAAAGCTCCAGGTCCTCGATGATCGAGATGGCCTCGTTCAGCGCCTCTTCGGTGAGCACGTCACCGGTGACCTCGATGATGTTGGACGCCGGGATGGCCGAGGACAACACCGAGATGGTACGGCGGTCCATCTCCTTGCGGATGGCGTCGGCGGCGCTGGTCTGGATGTCCATCAGCGTGCCGATGTTGCCATTCTTGAGGACGGAAACATCCACCATCGGATTGGAGTGGATACGGTTGGTGGGGAACTCGACCTCGTCCTTGCCCACCTCCTGCTCCTGGGCGTCGCCATCCTTGCTGATCCAGTGGGCCTTGACGGTCGGTTTCTTCTGGTAGACCGGGCGTTCGCCCTTGGGCAGCGTGTGCTTGGTGAGCAACAGCGAGGAGATCTCCTTGCGCTTGATCTCCTGTTCGATAGGCGCGGCAATGGCGGCGGCCAATGCCCGCATGCCTTCCGGCGACTCGAGAGCCTCGCTCATGAGCCGCGCCATGGTTTCCATGTATTCCTGGGAATGAATCTTCAACTGATTGGTTTTCATGTGCGTTGGCTCCTTGTGTTAGACGAACAGACGGAATTTGAGAACGCCGCTCTGTACGGAGATGGCGTGGGCGACCAGGCGTTCTCCCGCTGCGATACCGTTGGTCAGTCGGCCGTTGGCGGAGACTTTCAGGTCGTCTCCTGCGGCGATAGTCCCTTCGAAGGCGTCGGTCTCGTAAACGCCGCCGTCGCAGTAGATGCCGGGCATCTCTCCACCGGCGTAGTCCTTGATCAGGATGCCGAAGGAGCGCTTGGTGGGATCGGTGTTGACGGCGAACAGGTCGTTGCCGACTAC